CACAGAATTTTTCAAGTTCTACGGTATTTTTTAAATCTCCGTAATCAAATAGTCCTTTTTGTGCTGCTAATGCCATTATTTGATTTTTTTGTTGTGTTGATGCCATTCCTGGTTTTATTTCTCTCTCAGAAAGTCGTCCTTCATATCCCATTTCTTCTTGTTGGTATAATCCTTGAAGTTCGTCTGGAAAAGATTCACGTAAACATTGACTTTGAGCTACCTTTCGAATCATAGTACATGGTTTTTCGCTCCACATTTTATTAGGTGTACCATTCTTTGTTTTTTGTATATATTCTTCTAAACTAGCTGTGTGATGCATTGGAAATTCCCTATCACTTCTAGATACTTCACACCAACCGCCAACAAGTGTTTCATCTGGAAGTTTAATTGTTCCTTCTCGTTCTATTATGTTTCTGTCTTTATCTACTACAACAATTCCAGCTTTCATATATCTAAATACTCCAGATGCATAAGCTTTTTTAATAAATACATCTTTTCCGACTATGATATTAGCTGCTTGATCTCCATATTTAACAAGATATGCATCTCTTATAAATGGATTTAATTTTTGAGCTTTACATAATTCTAAAAACATTAAAATTTCTTGTTGTGTAGCTTTTGGACATATATAATTTTTAACTGTTTCAGCATTTAGAACTTGTCCCCCTTCAAGAGTAAAACTTGCTAAATCTAATGCATTTGTTTTTTGTACTGCTTTAGTCATGTTATTCACCTTCCTTATTTTTTAGTTTTTGGTATAGTTAAACTTGTTCCGACTTCTAAGTGGCATCCTTCTACATCTGTACCACCTTTTATAAGTTTTTTAATTGCATTTTTATCAACTTTAACTGTTTCTGTTACAACAGTTTCTTTATATGTATCTGGTACACTTTCTAAATTATCTATAATAAGACTTCCTGGATTGTTTCTTATAGTAAAGTTGCCTAAATCTGTTTCCATCTTTTTAACTCCAAGTGCTTCCATATTGTCTTTTAACATCTTTTTAAGATTTTCAGCTTTGTTTTGTCTTTGTTTTTTTAACTCTTGAAGTCTTTTTATTTCACTGTCTATGCTTTCTATTTGACTATCTATATTTCTAAAAACGTATACAAAACCATTTGATTTATTTTTTATTTCATCAGCTATTATTTTATTAGCTTTTACTAAATTTTCTGCTAAATCTTCTTCTCCATTTTCTAAATAGTCACTTATTAATCTATCTACTTCTATAAAGTTGCTTGTAAGTTCATATAAATTCATTTAAATTTATCCCCTTTCGTGTTATAATTTAAGTATCTTATATTACATATAGTGTTTGATTTATAGCTATCTAGATTTGGTACCTCTAGATAGCTTATTTTGTTATGCGATAAAATCTAGGTATGCATGATCTAAGATGTCGTATAATTTTTCTGATTGTCGTTTATAAGTTTTGTATGCCTTGTTGATAATAGCTTCTTTTTCTTCTGTTGGTATGTCAGTTCTTTCTGAGTTGTCTAAGAATATTTTGTAGTATGCTAAGTAGTTTTTCTTGTCTTGAGCTTCAACAAGCTCTTTTACATCTTCATAGATTTGTTTTTTACTCTTCATTTGTTATTCCCCCTTGTTTTGTTGTAGCCACATTAAAGTTATAAACTCCATTACTGTAAGATGTGGGTAAGCTTCATATATCTTTTGTAGTACTTCTGGTGTACATTTCATCTAACCACCTCCTTTATACTGCTTTCATATTTCTTCTTTTGCATTCCCCTAGTTGATAAAATATTTCTTCATCTTTAAATAACTTATTGCATATGTCGTAAACTCTTTCTAAGTTCTCTCTAGAAGGTGTTAATGGACTTTTTACAGTTATCTTAACCCCTCCATTTTGATATATTTTTTCTTTCATATTGCACCCCCTAATAAAATATGTTGCCTAAAATTTGTCCTATTCGTGGATGCTTCTCCACCAAGCTCCAAATACGAAGCCTAAGCTAAATATGATACTTACTATTATGTATTTTGCTAACATGATGCCTCCTATCTGCTATAATCAACTACTGTGTTATTGCCTTGTTTTCTAAGTAGTGCAAACTTGTTTTGTAACACGTGGAACATTTTAATCTCTTGTTGAAAAGGAGTTATAATGCTCCATTCTTCTCTAAAACCTCTAGCTCTTAGTATGTCTGATACTGCTTCTACTTCTCTTTTAAAAAAATGTTCTGTCTTTATGTAAGTTGCCATGTTAGTTACCTCCATTACTCCCAACCTTTTTCTGTATTTTGTACATAGTATATAAACTCTTCTAAAAAAGTTTGTTCAAAATATTTTTCAAATTTATTTGTAAACTCCCAAACGATTTTACCTCTTTCGTCAGCAGGCTTTGTAAGTGATAACCCTTTATTTGCAAATTCTGTTAAAAATTTTTCTGTTGGTTGTCTGTGGTAATTTCTTTCTAATCTTCCTATAACAACTCCGTTTACGATAAATGAGCCACGTCTTGGAAATTGTTCTTTTGTGAAATATCCTTTATAAACTAAGAAGTTAGTTATATTTATACTTTCTATTTTGAATCCTGCCATTTGACTAAGTTTATCTGCCAACTCTGTTAGAGTTATCCTTCTGCCTTCTCCGTCTATTTCTTTCGCTAATGTTTTGTTAAATTCTATTGCTAATTTTTGAGTTGTAACATTTATCAAATACTGTGCATTTTCATCTTGTTGTGAGTGTTTTAATTCTAGCCATGCTTTATCTTCTTGTGATATTTGTGATTGTATTAGTTTATATTTTTCTTCTACTCTTATGAAATATTGTCTATATTGTTTACCTTTGGCATTTCTTTGTAACATTGCTATTTCTTTAGCCATATCTAATTTAAGTATATAATCATCAAGTTCTCTAACAGCACCATTATTTACAACTGTGGAACTTTTCACACTTGTATAATCTACATCTTCTTCAAAACCATATGCTAACATTCTTTCAAACCATCTTGAAAATCTATCTGTTATTTCCAATCCTTCATGTAAATCTCTACCATATACAACTTTTGCTCCTTTTTCAGTTTGATATACTGGTATAAATCCTAACTCACTTTCTAAAACTTTTAAGTTGTTATTTACTGTTTGTTTTCCTTTTTCTTGTTCTACTTTTACTTTTGCCTTTTGTTGGTATTTTTCAACGTGGTAGCTATTTCTACAAGCTGCACTACAATATTTTTTATTTTCTCTGTTTGTTTCAAATTCTTTTCCACAGTATTCACATACTTTTTTGTATTTCTTTGTTGGTTTTACTGTTTTATTTGTAAAATTTATTCCTTCCACTATTTTGTTTATTTCTTTTGTGTATTCCATATTTAATCCTCCTAATTATAAAAATCTGATTTTGTAACTTCGTTAACTGGTAATCCTAACTCTAATTGCTTGTTATGATCTTTTATTAATCCATCTTTTATAAGAAGTAATCTAAAGGTTTCTTTACCTCTAGGAGTTATAAGTGTTTGTGTGTCGCTATGTCCCCAAGCAGTTGTAAATTCTTTTAATTCAAAGTACTTCATCTTATTTGCATAAGGTTTAATTTTTCTTTTTTTATCTCTGTAGCATAAATTCTTTTGAATTAACCACTCTGTAAAAGTTCTTTCTTTTATTCCTAATTCTTTAGCAGTATCTCTTATATTTGTAAGTAAGTTGTTATCTACTAAAGCATCAAAGTACTCTGCTTTTGGAGCCATTTCTCCAATTACCTCTGATTGTTTCTCTATGACTTTTGTTTGTTGTTTATTTTCTAGTGCTAATCTTTCATTTTCTTCAACTTGCACTAATAAATGTTGCAATGCTTCTTTGTATGTAGTTGGTAACTTAGGTTTCTGTTCTTTTATGTACTGTTCCATTTCCTCAAATTTATTCATATATCTTATGGTAAACAAGTCCCCTTTTTCTCCAGTTGTTTTATGTGCTAGAAATTCGCAGCCTTTTTTAGTTACTTGATATTCTTTAAGTTCTTTCCCTTGAGCATCTAAGTAAGAACTTAATATCCATAAATCAGCCACCTTAATTTTTAGGTCGCTAACTTTTTCTAATATTGTTGTGTGTTTTTCTATTTTGTTCATTAAATTATCATGTCTAGTCTCCATCATTTCTGCTACTTCTCTAGATGATATACTTGCTACTAAGTTATTCATTTCGTTTATACAATCCATATTTCAATCTCCTTTCAATCAATATTATTAGTCAATATT